TACTTTCATAATATCTTCTTCTTACTTTTGCACCCAATTCTTCATTGTTCGGTGTATCTAAAATTGTTCTCTCATCTATTGTTATTAGGTTTCTACTACTACCCATATAACATTCTCTACATAGTTGCCCAGCTCCTTCAACATATCCGGTTCTAAAATCGATATGTGTAGTTTTTAATGTAGTAGTTTCTACCCCGCATTGAATACAAGTTTCAAACATATCAAATTCATCTTTTGGAAATAATTCTAATTGCTTTCCCATATTATTCTTTTATTTTAAATAAATCAAAACGTTTTCTAGGTTTCCAATTTTCAAATGCTCCTTCCATTCCTTCGATTAATGTATCACACATTCTTTGTGCGTGGTATCCATTAGGCCCTTTAAAGAATTCATGCCCAACTAATCCTCTTTTCTTTCTTTCTTCTTTAGGAATATCATACCAATATCTCATAGCATCTGCTAAATCTTGAATATCAATTTTATCATCGATAATATATGGAGTAGGAACTGAACCTGTCATTGTTTGTGCCTTTGCCCATAATGGTTTAACCCACTCTCCATATGTTACTTTATCTTCTGAATCTCTCCAATTATGAAGTGAACCAATTTTTACATAATCTTCCGCAGTTACCAATTCTCCACTATCTTTCCAACGGAATCCACATTGGTCTTGTAATCCACCGGTTGTTAACACAATAATTGGTGTACCTGCCATTACAGCTTCCGCAGTTCCTAATCCAAACCCTTCGTTACCACATATATTAATTGATACATCTGATACATTTAAAACTTGATTAAGTTGTTCTGTATTTAGTTTACCTGTTGAAAATTTAATATTGCAATCCGGTGCTAATCTTTGAATAACCGCAGGTAAATCTGTTCCATTTTCATCTACCGGCTGAGTATGCATTAGTAATAATACTTTATCTTTTTGCTCAGCAGTTAGTGTATCACAGAAAACTTTATACGCCCAAATTACATCAGAAGGTTGTTTTCTACGAATATTTCTGTTTGACCAATGGAATACAAAATCATATTCTTTTCCTTCAAATAATTGCTTAGTGAAAACTTTATCAATTTCAGATTCTTCCAATGGTTTGTATAAGTTAGATACACCATGGGGTACATATGATACTTGCCAATCTTCTCTAGGAACCCAGGTTTTATTATTTTCTAATTTACCAACTCTTTTAGTAATACCATAAGTTTGTTTAGAAATACATCCAATCCAATCACAACTTTCGTAGTAATCTCTATTGTAATGAGGGTCTGGTAAATCATCCCAAATATGGTAAAAGAATATTGGTGTAGTTTGTCTGATTTCATGTTCGATATCATATAACCAAATCCAATATCTCGGGTCAGTAAAGTGTAAGATAGCATCAGGATTGTGCTTATCTATTAATTGTTTAACAATATTATAATCTCCATATCCACTATATGGATAAATTGTTACATTGCCTTCGGTTAATCCAGCAACTCGTCTCGCATCTTCTGATACATCAACTATTTTTCCTTGCTCAGGATGGTTAATCGCTGCACCAACTTGAATCCAATCGTATTTGTGTAAGCTACCTAATACTAATTCTTTTGACATTGTGGCTATCCCACTATGCATTCTTAAATCATCTGATAAAAGTAAGATTGTCTTTCTTTTGTTCGCCATAACTTATTAATAATCTCTTTTTTAAAATTGTGAACCTGATATTTGTAATTCTCCGAATGAGTCAATCTTCTGTTTGAAGATTGGGTCTTCTACATAAAGTGTAAGTGAGCGGTTAACCAATTTTTGTAAGCTCATCTTATCATCTAATGTAGTTCTCTTAAATGAAGAATACAAATCTTTAAGGATTTTTACACTTGTTAATTTTACGTCCATATCGTTTTGTATTTGTATATATAGATATATATATGTATTTTTGATAAAACGATAAGTTTTTTGAATATTTTTTTAATCTAAATAAAGTGGGCAAAGTTTTCTCTCTTTGAACTCACACCAATTACACGATGTTCCTTTTTTAGTTGGATAATCTATATCTCTATAGTTTCCTGCTTCATCAAATACTGTATTTACAAACTCCATAAACCCATTCCATGCTTTATTTACAGATGGTTTACCACTTGCTGGCACATGCTTTGAGATACGAGGAATAGGATAATCCGCATCCTCTTTAACTTTTCTCTTTAGAATATGAAATTCTACTTTTATTTTATCTTCACTTATGTTATATTTTTCAGCGTAGAATTTTTTGTAGATAAGAATTTGTGCATTTTTGATTGGGTCTGATTTCTGATATTTACTCCAACCTGCAGTTGATGTTTTGAAATCTATAATTGTAACCGATTTATCCCATGTATCTCTAACTATAACATCGACAAATCCTATGAAGTTTACATTCTCTTTAATCTGCATATTAAGTGGTAACTCAATAGCAACTAATTCAAATCCTTTTTTATTAAAGAAACTTCCTAATTTAGTTTTAAAGTAATGAATTATTTTTCTACCATCCCCGTAGAATTCTTCTAACTCTTCTTTTGTGCAAGGAAATTCTCCTTCACCTAACTTTTCTTTTTCTTTGTTGAAATTTTCAACTAATCTCTTTCCCAATAATTCTTCTAAATCCAATGCCATAGCAGCGGTTTTAGTTACATTATACATTATATCTAAAAAGTGTTGTAGAGTTTCGTGCATAGCAGTACCGAATATCAAATGTATATTTGCATTTGATATAGATAACTTATCTATGTAATTTAATTTGTATTGTTGTGGGCAAGTTGACCACATTGAATATTGTGAAAACGAAACTCTTCCCATAAGTTATTTTTTACCTTTTTTTACTTTTTCTGTTTTTGGAACTTTCTCCTTTCCTTTGTATCCATACTTTTCTTTTAAGTACTTCTTATACTCTTCACCTTCTTTAATACAGGTCAGTATATGGTAATAATCTATAGCAGTTGATTTTGAACAAGCGTATTCTTGTTGTAATAATTGAACAATCGATTCATCGGATGTTTCCTCAGATTTACCTTTGATATATCTAAAATAATATCTACCGGATGGTATCATCCCAATAAGTAATTTATAGAATATTTCAGGTTCCATTGTCTGAGTTAATGGTTGAACCTGTGCAATCAAATCTACAAAATCATAATTCATTGAAAGAAATCTATGAATCATATAATTACTCCACGTCTTCTTATCTTCTTCCGATAAATCTTTGAAGTAATCAGGTTTCTGGTCTTTTGATATTGCGTTTAAATGGTCAAATAATGTTTTAGCCATTAGCCTTTGATATAAGTGTTATAAAATTTTTGTTTAAATTGTTCATACCCAATTCTACAATTTTCCACCCAGTCTTCCGTTCCACCATCATCACTCACCCATTTATAAGAAGTGATAGGTATTTTGAACTCTCTACAAACTCGAGTAATTGAGTATAATTCCATCTCAAAGATACTACAATTATTTAATAATTCCAACTTTTGAGGAGGGAAAGATTTAATTTTATCTTTTGTTATAAATGTTTCAGTTGTAAAGCATTTAACTCCCATATCCATTACGGGAAACGAACCACCATCTTCTTCAAATGGAGTAACAGAGTATCTTACAAATGGTTCTGCATCCATATCACCATTGAATACTTCTTTGACTGTTACTAACGTTCCCTTATCTAATTGGAATGAACCACAACTTCCAAAATTACATACAAATTTAGGTTTATGTTGTTGGATAGCTAATGCGGTTTTATATCCTGCATTTATCTTACCAACGCCAGTATGAATTATCGGTGAACCAAACAAAGTAGTTTCTCCATTTGATTCATCCGGCAATGCACATATGAATAATACTTCCATATTAAATTTCTAATGAACTCTTTGTAACTACAGGCTCTTCAGGTGTAGCCGGTGTTTCTGTTTGAGTAGGTGCTTGTCTTCTTAATTCAGCTGGTAATAACTCATCCAATGGTTTACCACAATTTCCACATAATAATACATCCACAGGTAATACAGCATCTTTTGCAGTATTAGCTACGAATCTTGAAATCTTTTTCATCATTACTGCCTGAATAAAGTAAGGATAGTTACAATGAGGACAATTCATATCCTGTGCTTGAGATAAATCCACTCTAGGTTGTTGCGGTGGAATTCCTGGTTGGTTTCCTAAAATTTGTGCCATTTTGTTTTGTTTTAATTTATATTTAATTTTCTTTTCAAATTCTCTTTTAATACATCATATACTTTTCTATGTCCGTTTTCATTTGGATGTGAGTTATCAGGTGTTCCCATTGGCCTATCCGGTAAAAGAAACTCTTTCCAAACAGTTGTATCACTTCCACTATAAAT